GTTATGGCGGCAACAATCGCCGGATTGCCTGGTCTAATTCAGAGGATTACACTAACTGGAATTTTGCCAACGCGGCAAACACGGCTGGTTATCTCGACATCGACTCATCGAGCGGTATCATTATGTGCGCGGCTGTTCGCGAAGGAACGCTGATCTGGACTGAAGATGAAGCATGGCTAATGCGCTATATCGGCCTGCCTTACATCTACGCCATCGAGCGCATCGGCTTTGGCTGCGGCTTGATCGCACCTAGATCATTCGCCACGTTTGCCGGTCGCTGCATTTGGATGGGGCGCGAGGGCTTCTGGCTCTATGACGGCGGTGTGGTAAAGCCTCTACCTTGCGACGTTGGGTCTTTTGTTTTCGACAACATTGATCCAAATGCTGGCATTCTCTACACGCATGGGGCTGAGAACGGCACTTTCCCTGAAGTTTGGTTCTGGTATCCGACAACCGGGGAAACCAATCCGAACCGTTATGTCTGCTATAATTATGCAGACAACTGGTGGTCCATTGGAGAAATGGAACGCACAGCGGCGGAGGGTGCTGGCATCTACAACTGGCCGATCGCTGGAGATGCTGATGGAAATCTGTACTTCCAAGAGAACGGCTGGACGGCGGCTGGCGTCCCGATCACCACTGGCCGATATGCCGAGACCTCCAGCATCAACGTCACCAACGGGTCGGCGCTTGCCCATGTAAAGCAGACGATCACGGACAGCGGCTATGGATACTCAAGCACTCAACTTACGTATTTCAGCAGCTTCACGCCTGAAGGGACGGAATACACCTCTGGACCGTTCAGCCCGCGATCAGACGGTTACTGCGATACCAGGGTGACCGGGCGCGACTTCCGTGTGAAGATAGCCTCCACACAGGATGCCGAATGGAGCATTGGCGAGATGCGCATTGATCTATCAAGTGGAGGCGGCCGATGAAAGTTAATCTTCCGCCAGCACCGGCTAAATATGAGCCTGACTATTTCATCAGGGCATTCGCGGCCATTGACCGGATCTTTGGGCGATCCATCTCGGCTATTGAGGCGGCTGATTCTATCCTGCTTCAGTCGCCGAACGGATCAGTATATAAGGTGACGGTCGGAAACACTGGAACTCTCACAACGACGTTGGTGCCACTTGGACAAACAGGCGCTCCTAATTACTAAGCTTCAGATCGCGCTCGATCATGGTGGAAACACCCACTCGGTCGAAGACGTGTTTGAAGCCTTGGAGTCCGGCCAGATGCAAATGCTCTGGAAGGAGAACTCAGGCGTTGTGACGATGGTGAGCCAGTATCCTCGCAAACGGGCGATGACGGTTTTCTTGGTCTTTGGCGACATGGAAGAGGCAATGACAATGCAGCCTCAATTGGTCCAGATGGCGAAGGATATGGGCTGCGAGTTTATCGAGATGAGTGGACGAGTGGGCTGGAGCAAGGTTCTGCCCAAATATGGCTGGCATAAAACGGGCATTTCTCATGCTCTGCCTATTATGGAGATGAATCATGGGTAAGAGCGCACCATCGTCTCAGACGGTTACAAACAAGACTGAACTGCCTGAATGGGTGCAGGAGGCTGGGCGCAAGAACCTTGCTGCGTCCTATGATGTATCTGCAAACATGATGGGGCCTTATCAGGGTCAGCGCGTTGCCAGTCTGACGCCTGGGACAGAGAACATTGTTGGCAACATCACGCAGAATGCGGCCATGTCGCAGCCTGCCTTTGCCTACGCTCAGCAGCTTGCGGCACAGGCTGGCGGGTATCAGCCAACGCAGGTTCAGCCAGGGCAACTGGCGCAGACTGATCTTTCCCAGTACATGAACCCGTACACGCAGGCGGTTCTTGGGACTTCGCTTGATGTTCTCAACCAGCAGCGCCAGACCGGGCTGAACCAAGCCTATGATGCCGCTCTGAAGGCCAAAGCTTTTGGTGGATCTAGACAAGCCATCCAAGAAGGCGTTGTGAATGCAGCGGCTCAACAGCAGGCTGGACAACTGGCGGCACAGTTGATGGCGCAAAACTATGGGCAGGCGCAGACAGCGGCGCAGGCTGACATTACGCGGGCGATGGAGGCTCAGAGGCTCAACCAGCAGGCTGGTCTGTCTGGCGCTCAGTTGGGCATCCAAGGAGCCAGCACTTTAGGGCAGTTGGCCGGTACTGGCCAGGAAGCCTATCTAACGGGCGCTACGGGTGCTCTGGCGGCTCAACAGCTCTTGCAGGCTCAGCAGCAGGCGCAGCTTGATGCAAACCAGCAGGCCTATCGTGAGGCCCAGCAATTCCCCATCCAGCAGCTCCAGATCCCGATCCAGGCTCTTGGTGCGACCCCGTATGGATCTACAAAGACAGAGACGGGACCGGGGATGCAAAGCAGTCCTTTCCTTTCTGGCCTAGGCGCCGTTTCTTCTGCCGTCTCAATTCTGGCTGCTCTATGATTGATACAGCGCTCCAGTTCTCAGGCGGCAAGGATAGCCTTGCCTGCCTCTATCTCTATCGTGAGCGGTGGGATGATCTCTATGTGGTCTGGCTGGACACCGGGGCATCCTATCCAGAGATGCTGGATTATATGGAGCGCTGGTCAAAAAGGTTGCCGCATTTCATCCATCTGAAATCGGATCAGCCTGCAAACATTGCGGAAAGAGGGTGGCCGGTTGACGTTTTGCCAATTGAGAACACTGCTCTTGGTAAGGCGATCAGCGGGAATGAAGGCCCAACAATGCAATCGTGTCTGGAGTGCTGCGCCATTAACGTCTGGATACCTTTGCATCAAGGCATCAAGGATCTCGGGGTTTCGAAGGTCATCAAAGGCCAGAGGCGGGATGACCGGCGCAAGTCAACGGCAAAGGATGGTCAGATCATCGACGGCATTACATACTCAATGCCGATTAAAGATTGGACCGAAAAACAGGTATTTGACTATCTGGCGCAGGTGGGGGCTGACATGCCTCCCGGTTATGCGGATGGCGAGACGACTAGCCGTTCTTGCTGGAATTGCACTGGCTTTCTGGACGACAGTCGCAAACGCATCCATAATCTGCCAGACGGTAAGCGCGAAGAGATGCTGCGCCGCTTGGCAATCATCGACAAGGCAATCGACGACCAGAGGGTGCGTTATGGCTGACAATCTGTTTGACGATCTTGAGCGGCAATATGGTCTCCCGGCTGGGTATCTGGCGCGGACGTATCAGATTGAGAGCGGAAGTGGGGCGAACCTCTACAATCCCTTGTCAAAGGCGGCTGGTGGTTTCCAGTTTATCCCAAGCACTGCAAAACAATATGGATTGAAAGACCCATATGATCTTGCGCAGTCGGCTGACGCGGCTGCAAGGCTTGCGGCTGACAATCGTGCTGCATTGCAGAAGGCTGGGATCGAAAACCCGACTGCCGCGCAACTATACCTTGCCCATCAGCAAGGCGCATCTGGCGCAAACAAACTGCTCGGCGGGGCTGATACCAAGGCCACAGACATTGTGGGCGAAAAGGCTGTTCTTTGGAACGCTGGCAAAGCCTCGATGACAGGCCCAGAGTTTGCCGAACGCATCATGGCAAAGTTTGAAGGAACAACGCCTGCTGCGGCTTCTGCTAGTTACACGCCTCCCTGGTCCAACGCCGCCAGCGCATTGGGTGACATAGATAAAAGGTATCTTGGCGGAAGTCTTGGATTGCTTCAAAAGCAGGCATCCAATCTGCTGAACATGGTGACGCCAGAAGGATCGGCTTCATTGCCTGCTGCGGCGCCATCACCCATAGGCTTCACAGAGCCTTTGCAAAGAATGGGGGCAAGCCTGCCTCAGTCGCTGATGGGACCGCCGCAACCGGCTGGCGGTGTTGGGCCTTATGCAACGGCTGGCGGTGGCCAGGCTGCAATGGCGGCTGTTCCATTGGCTCCAAAGGATACGGGCTTTAGCATCGACAATATGAATGCTGGACAGGCAGCAGGATTTGCCGGTCTTGGAAATGCTTTGATAGCCGCCGGCGCACCAAAGATGACTTGGAAGCCCAGCGGAGAAGCAGCCCCAGCCTTTAGAGGGCAGTGGCGTGATGACATCTTTGCCGGGCTGCTTGGCCCAAGAGCTTGGGGATAGCAGACATGGCGACAATCGAAGACATCAACAGCATGTATCTCGGTCTGACCGGCGCCCCCGGCGATCCGCAGATCATTGGCTATCTTTCAGACGCCATCAACAATGGCAGGATGACGCTGGGAGACGTGAGGGCGCTGATCGCCCCGCAACAGGCTATGCCTGCTGGTCTGCTTGGTCCTGCGCCTCAGCAAGCGCCGCAGATCAACCCAGAGATCGCCAATGCTTTCATGCAGTCGCTGCTGTATCAATCGCAGTTGCCTGGCATGTCGCGGATCGAAAATCCGATAGCAAGAGGCCAAGCCTATACGCCTCCTATGCCTGCTCCAACTCGTGTAAGCTGGCCGAAATAACTGCTGGGTGTCCCGGCTACAGATGATGAGGACGACACATGGCTGAGAATGACTTCCTGAGCGGCCTTCTTGGTGGCGTGAAAGACGTTGGCAGTTCGATTTATGGCGGCATCTCCGGCCTTCTGGGCGGCGGGGAGCAAACGCCTGCTGCTGCTGGGCAGATGCAGGACAGCATGTCGATGCTATCACCGGCTGACCAGAGACGGCTGATGTTCTCGACATTGGGCCAGGTTGGTGCGGCGTTGCTGGCTGCTGGCGCTCGTCAGTCGCCGGAAAGCAGGGCGCAGGCGTTGGCTCAGCTTGGCAAGATTGGCCCAAGCATCGAGGAGTCTATCCAAAGGAACGCGGCGCTCCAGCAGCAACGAGCAATGGCTCAACGCCAGGCTGAATTGTTTGCTCCTCAATTGATGGCTGCAAAGGCTGGTGCTGCTGAAAAAGAACTCTCTCTCAAGATGCAGCAGGAGACACTTGCAGCACAGGACGCCATCAAGAAGCTTCGCGATGAAAACCCCGAGGCTTTGGCGAAGGATCTTGGGTTGTCTGCTGGGTATGTAAAGGCAATGCCGATTGCAGATCTTGTGGAGGCTACAAAGCAGATCGCAATCAAAAGGGCTACGAAGTCACCGCTTGAGGCACTTTATGAAACAGAGGTCGCGAAGGCACTTAACCTTGCAGTAGTTCCTGCGCCGGGCAATGTGCCGCCGGTTGCTGCCGCTCCAATTGCGCCACCTGCTGCCGCGCCCGTCGCTGCTGTTCCTGTTGCACCTATTGTGGCGACGACTGAAAAGCCAGCATATGCACAGCCTGGGTATGATCCAACTAGCCAAGCAGCAATCGCGCAGTATCTGACACCACCTGCCGCCACTCAGGCCGCTGCTGCTCCCGTTGCCCAAACGCCCCCTGCTGCGGGTGGTGTCGTGTCAATGCCGACCCCAACTAATCCAGAAGCTGCAAGGCTTCGGGCTATAGCTGGTAATCCGGCTATTTATCTCACAAAGCCGGATGAAGCGAAAAAACTAGCTGAGCTTGCTGACAAAATAGATCCGCCTGGTGCAGTTGAGGCCGCAAAAAAGGTTGAGGTAGCGAAGGCCGAGATGCGGCTGAACCAACCAAAGGTTGAACAAGCCTTAGCCGGGACAATGATGAAATCAGAAAACCTATCTGGGACGCTTTCTAGGGCTATAGACCGTGTAAACAATTGGTCTGCTGGATATGGATCTATGCTTTCATATATCCCAGAGACGCAGGCTAGAAATCTCCAGGCCGATATAGCAACCATCAAGGCAAATCTTGGTTTTGCTGAGTTGGAACGGATGCGTGAGGCTTCACCGACAGGCGGCGCCCTTGGGCAGGTTGCCGTGCAAGAATTAAATTACCTGCAATCTGCTGTGGCTAATTTAGATCAGGCGCAATCTCCTCCCGAGCTTAAACGTGCACTCGAAAACATAAAAACAACCATGAAGGGGTATCAAACCCTTCGTGAACGGGCCTATGAAAAGGATTATGGGCAAAAGTTCGACCTCAAGAAGTTCACAGGACAAAATACAGGTGAAGGTGAAAAACCAGCAGCAGCCACTGAAGCGCAAGGAGCACCTAAGAAGGTTACCAAGGAAGAATTTGACAGCCTTCCTAGCGGGGCCTTGTTCACAGACCCTAACGGGCAAATTAGGAGGAAGCCATAATGGCTGAATGGTATGAAACCGCTCCTGTAGTCCAGAGCAAAGACGCTGGAGAAAATTGGTTCGAAGCAGCGCCTGTAGTTGAGCAGCCCGTTGAAAAGCCGATGCTTCAATCGGCCACTGAAAGGCTTCGGTTCTTCAACGACATCTTGACGATGGGCGGGTGGGATAAACTACAGGCAGCGGCGAAAGCTGCT